AGACGAGAGCTGGCTTTATTAAGCGGCATAACGATATTGTTTCCAACATCACCGCGGACAGCAATAAACTTATTGAAAGCAAAGTCCAGATCTCTGCGGTTTAAAATCTTATCGCGATTGTATAAATACATCGGATAAATATTTGCCTTCTCAGCCGCTATTCTTAAATTCTTAAAGATTGATTTAGCGCGCTGCTTATCTTCAATTAGATCCGGGATAGAAACGCCGAATGGATCTTCGGTTTGAGGCATATAATAATTCAAAGTAATCGGGAATGGAACGCGAGCTGGATTTTTCTTTTCTTTAGGTGTTACCGGTTCTATTTCTTCGCAACGGAAAATAGCAGTTACGCCGTCGTCAACGGTTACTAGATATTTTCTAACAATTCCGTCATCACCTTTTAACATTGTAAAGATATCGACCATATCATAGGCTGCGTTGTCGCTATCTCCCATTTGGTGATCAGTATTTGAAAGTCCTTGCGCTTCTTGATAAGCAATTCTATTTTGTTCTAGCTCAGAAGCTTCTTTGTTTGCAGTTTTCTTTGGAAGTAAATCCAGATTAAAGAAGCCACATTCTTCAGTCATTTCGCCGCGAGTATATTCAAGCTCGAAGCCGTGCCAGCGATAATTCTTAGCGTCCATTCCGCCTTTAGGATCTGGAAGCCAAGCAAGAGCTGATAAATGCTTAGCAATAGGAGTTTTAGTTTGCTCATTCCATTCAGATATTTGACGAATACCAACGCCAAAAAATAAACGATCCCATTGTGTCTGATAGTTTATAATATCCATTTCCATTTCGTCGTAATCAAATTTGGCAAGATGCTCAGCATTCGCTGCTTGAGTAGTGTCGCCAACTTCACGACCCTGGAAACTAACTTGCATTTCATCGGAGTAATAAATAGCAAGCATTGTTGTCATCACATTGAAGATCGAAGTGTCGCCGATCTTGTCAGTTTGTTTGCGCTGATTATTGTAAAGCTTAAAGCGCTGTCTGAATGTTTCTCTTTTATCTTTTACATATTCGCGCGAAACAAAAATCTCCTGCTTAATCTGTTGCAGCGCTTTATCGTAATCGATATTTATTTCTGCCGGCATTTTTTCTTCACCGACAACGGTTGTTTGTGTGCTCATATTTTTTAAATTTCTGCAAAGATTGAGCCGGCAAATAGCTTAACATTGCAATTTATAATAATTTAGTATGGATCATCTTCTACATTGCTAACAAAAGAGCTTGGATAACTATCTGGCTCGAATGGATCATCTTGAGGATTGTGGTGCGGTTGCTTTTTATTCTCTCCGGCCAAAGGGACGACAATGATATCTGCTCCGTAAGCTTCAGCGTCTGATAAATCATCGTGCTTAGCTGAAGGAAAATCATAAAGTTCTTCAAGCAAAATGTTAGTATCTCCAACTGCACGGAAGATCCCGTCTTCTCCGATATTACCGACAGAAATTATCTTTCCGGTTTCATAATAGCCCTGCAAAGCGCCAAGAATTCTGCCCTCTTTGTTTCGTCCGCCTGGTTTAAGTTCTTCTATAACCGGATAACTCGAGCGACGACGCTTTTCTTCTTCAAAGAGTGGCACGACTTGATCTTCAAATCCTTTCTTTTCAATGCCAATTTTTATTAAGCCATAAGGAACCCATTTCTCCCAGATTTCAAAGATAAGTTGAATAGCTCCTAAAATATTTCTTCTTTCTCGGCGACATTCTACACGATAGCGAACGCCGTTTGGATCAACGAAGACAACGATAGCTCCAATCCAGTCAGAGGTTGCGGTTGTTGTGTCGGAAGTATCAATCATCGCATAGCCATTAAGCGTTGTTTTACGGCGTAGCTTTTCAAATTCAGCCATTGTGATTGTCTGAGCGGGAACGCGATATTGTCCGGTGCCGTCTGGTTTATCAATCATCTTCCAAAGCCATTCAAATTTAAACTTCCTGTCTTCTTCAGAGATAGGATCATTTAAATATTCTTGTGAGTAAGCACTTGTTGATTGTCCGCTTGACATCATATCTTTTCTTTTAGCAGCTAATATTTCTTTAGACCAACGAGCTGGCCATAAAAAGCTATCAGCTGGAGCAGTTTCTGGATCGTTTCCAGAGTGAGCTCTATAAATTGTTCCGTTGTGAGCAGCGATGTTGTTGTTTAGTAAGCTGTCCTGGTGAAGAATAGTCCCAAACATTTTGATTGAACCGTCGATATCAACTGCTGGTTGAACGCCTTTGTTAAAGTTATTCTCATATTTTCGGCGCTGTTCGGGATTGTTGATATGCTCATCTTCTTCGATATCGTCGCAAATAATTCTTGTCGGACGCCAGGCACGAGTTTTAAGTCCACGAACGCCGGAGTTAAAACCTTTAACACGAAGACGAACGCCATTGATCATCACATCTCCTTTAGCTTCTGGATTTTTAGCTGCTTGGAATTCAACTGCTTTATCCCAGTTTTTATTTACCAACTGGCCATAAGCTCTTAGAATTCTTTCGTTGTCTATAAATTCATCGTGAATGCCCTTGATAACTTCAGCCGCTTCATTAAAAGTTTTTTCAATGATAACGATGAAACGATCAAGGCCATTAACGATAGAGAAATCGCAGCAAGTCTGAAGAACGGTTGTCTTAGAAAAACCACGAGGAGCAGCCGTATATTCATTCTTAGAAGAAAAGAATTTTCTGATTAAGTCCCGGTGAAATTCTGGAGAGTTATCCCGAAAATAGTGAGGCAAAAAGAAATGTCCCCAAAGTAAAACTTTGTCGATCATTTCTTCTTCTGTTTCCCAGCTGTGAAAGAACGGTTTAAGAATGTCCCAGCGATTAGCTTTTAAAATAGCAAATAGCTTTTTCTCTACGCCCGGAGTTTTAAATGGAGCTTCCCTCATATCTAATTATATTATAGCAAAAAAAGCGCGATTACGCCACGCTTCCTTCGATCGCTGGTTTATCTTTGTTCTCCGAACCATAAAATTTTTGTTCCAAATTCTGAATAATAATATTTATTTCTTGCGGCGGTATTGGTTCTGGTGCTTCAAACGGATCTTGTCGCTTCTGGTCTTTAGCAAAGTCAGCAACAAATTCCAAAAATAATCTGGCTGCTATCATATTGCCGGCAATGCTTTCGTGTTTAACAGCTAATAAAACATCAGCGAGATCATCAAAATAATATTGCTTGATCATTGCCATTCTAACCTTGTTAAATTTCTCATCACGAAGCAAGCGATAATACATCGAGTCATCAATCCCTAGCTTAGCGCATATCTCTTGCCTGCTTGGTCGCAAAGCCTTTGGAAGTGAAGCATAATAAATCAATTCTTTGTGATATGGTTTATTAAATCCGTCGCGCTCAAGTTTTTTTTCTATTCTACCCAATACTGCTAGCGTGTTTTGATATGGTGTTAGAGCCATAGTTATAATTTATATTTACTAATTCATCATTTTTTAATTTGTCTTTGATATATATTTCAACGCGTGGCCTATCTGGATCAACTCTTAACCGGCGTCCGTCATCATCAACATATTTCGAGCTGTCATCTTTTACAAGGCGCTTCTGAACGAAAGCGTCAATAATTCCCTTGCACATTGCTTCATAATTATCGCTGTCCCTTGTTCGCTCAGTTTCAAAATATAATTTAAAAAAGAAAGCAACGCGCCCTTTAAATTTAGCTGGCAAAATATTTTCTGATATTGCTTCCTCAATAAAAAAGTGAGCTATCTTTTGCCACTTGTGCTTTAAAACAACAATGTCGCCTTCTTTTTTCCCGTATGTAATAACTTTATTTATGCTATCGGGTGAAGTTGGAATTATTAACTTGTAACTTTCTATTTGCATTTTAAAAAGGTTTATCAAAGATTTCTCGAGCCGCGTCTGGATCGGCTGGAAGTTCGTCAACCTTTACCGGCGCAACTTTAGGCGGGTGTTTGGCAATCTCCATTCCAGCTTTAACAGCCTCTAAGATTTCGTCTGGCATTTGTCTTGGCTCAACTTTCTTTGCTTCTTCTGGGGAAATTATCTTTTCAACAGTAGCTGCTTCAGAAGTTGGTTTTGCTTCTGGCTGCTTTATTGGTTCTTCATCTTTTTTTTTAACTGGTTCTTCCGGCTTAACAATTTCCTTGATCGGAACGCCGTCAACTTTTTCTAATTCTCCCAAGACTTCTGGTTTTTCTTCCTTGTAAAACTCAACAAAGAATTGATGAAGTGCTGCAAGTTGCCCTTCAACAACCTTAACCTTCTCGAAGTCAGCATATTTCCAGAAAGTGTTCTGGATTGCTGTCGAGCAAACTGCGAAGAATAAATCATTTAGGCGCGGCATTTTTTCCAACATAGATTTTATTTTAGTTTATAAATATTTTAATTCCCCTGCTTAAAAAGCGAGGGGTGGCCAATATTTGCTTTAAAGTTATGCCGCAACTTCTAAGCAAGGGAATGAAAATATTTTGTAATATTCCCATTATAGCATAATTTCAAGCTATTGGCAATCCGTAATTTTCTTATCTAATTTTAGATAATTTCCAAACCTTAGCCAATTATATATCATCTGCGTCAATCCAATACTTGCACTCATCGCAAGCTAATATTCGCTTAGGAAGCTTATCTCCTTTGTTATTTTCCTTTAGGTTCTTTAACTCCTGTTTAGTTAATGGCTCAAGCGTTCCGGTTCTTCCTAGCATTTTGCAGTCTGGGCATTCGATTATTTTGTTGATCATATTTTTTATTATTTAATTATTTAGCTGATAACTTTTCCACAAGCGCTTTTCTTCCTTTCTTTAATATTTTATTTCTTTCTTTTGTAAGCACCGTATTAGCACCAGTCAATGACACCGTATTAGCACTAGCATTGACACCGCATAAGCACCAGCTTTTCTTATTTAACCAATACTTATACACAGGCTTCCCGAACTTTGATTTGCCAGCTTCAGCGCGACAGATTAAATCTCTATACAACAAAGACTTGATAGCTCTGCCAATATGTCGGCGATCAATCATTGTTAGTTTAGCAAATTGGCTGAAGCTTATCTTATCTTCCTTTTTATTCCAGCCATATGTTTGGCGAATGATTGCCATTGTGATTTTTATCTCCTCTTTGTTTAAATCGGCTAATAAAATACCCTCAAGAAGCTCATTTGCAATCTTAGTGTAGCCATTTTCTAATTGTGGATTTCCTTGTTTTGGCATATTTATAAGCAAAAATCCTAGGAAAAGCGGCCAACGATGTCTTCGCACACCGCCCGGCTGTTTAGCCGAAGCTTTCCCCAGGGTTTTTGATTATAAACTGCGAAGATTTGTTTAGGCATATGTAAATATTACTTGACGATTAAAACTTTTAGTTTCTTAATTCCGAAATTTTTGGCGGCCGCGATATCTTTGTCCATAAAAAAATCGACGCGATCGGTATAGCGGCGGTTCATTCTGTCTGCAACCGTGCACTCTCCGATAGTGTCGATATATAATTTTGTTCCAAGTGGGACGAAGTTTGCGGCACAGATAAGCTCTCCGGCGGCATAGTGTTCACAGATATTTGTGTTATCAGCGGCAATACAAGGATCTCCCCAGGTTTGTTCCGGGACTGAGTTATAGGCGCTTATTTC